TTTTTTTGCAGATAAAATAGAATACAAAAAATAAGGAGAAAAAATATGATAGCAAGTCATGTAAGCCTTGGCGCTGTACACACACACACACACACACACACACACATCTAGTTCTAGAGAAAAGAGGTGTCTATGATGGCATCTCAAATTAGAATAAAAGATATGCGAATTAATGGCAGAACAGTAGTAGAAGCAAAAATAAATAATAAAATTGTATACAGAAAAGCAGAGCCACCAACTTTAACTTTTGTACGTATTCAAAATAATTCAAGACCACAAAATGACCCTGCAAAAGTTGGAGATACTATATGGGTATATGCTAGAGTGAATTTACCATCAAATAAAATTGGTAAAGCACCAGAAATGACAATAGCAGGAGTACAAGCTAGGGTTTTTATAAACGTTAATGCGGATACTTCGACGACATATGCAGGAGAGATAAAGATTACAGAAGACATGCCAGATGGAAATATAGAATTTAAAATATATGGATACGCAGATTTAGATGGAAATATTGGAGAAACAGTAACACAAACAACTGACGGAAGTTTTATTGTTATACAAAAAATAAATAAACGTAATATTGAAAAAGGAGATAACTTATTCAATAAAATACTATATGTAGATATTCCAAATAATATATCAATTGAAAAAGAAGAGTATGGAGATATGTTAAATTGTAAAGCTTTTGCAATAAATGTACAGTTTGATTTGGAAGATAATTTTGTTAATTGCAATGGAAAATTAGCAACATTCGGAAAAACACAAAATGACGATTTTATTAGTTCTATAACTTTCTTTAGTAAAAATAAAACACAAATAAATCAAAATTGGAAACAAATATATATTAAACCAGATGAAAATGCAAATGAAAGTGATTTTATAGTAACGTATGTTGATAAAACAAGTATAATTTATCCGTATTTATTTATAGAGGAATAAAAACATGAAGATATTAAGAATTGTAAAAAGAACATTAATAAGCTTAATGCTGTTAATGTTCTTTAATTTGTTTATATAAAGGAAGAAATTATGGAAAGTACAATAATAGTAGCATTTATTACTGCATTAGGAACCATAATCAATACAGTAATAAGTAAAAAAACTAATAAAAAAATAGAAAACATAAATGATATAAATAATAAACTTGATTTTATGCGAAAAGAAAGTAAGGAAGATATGTTAGAGCATACAATAGATGCAGATAAAACATATCTAATTAATTTCTTAAGTGACTTAGAGAATGGAGTACCAAAGACAGAAGTACAAATTAAACGTACATATGAAATATATGAAAGATATGTAAAAAATGGTGGAAATTCATATGTGCATGATAAATGGGAAGAAGTAAAAAAATTAGGATTATTATAGAAGGGAGAAATTGAGATGACAGTAGAGATTTTTTTAGCTTTATTACTTGGCTTTTCTACATTAGCTAGTTTAGTAACAGAAGCAATAAAGAAGTTATTTAGTGCAGATGGAAATATAACAGCTTTTGTAGTAGCAATAGTAATAGGTTTAGTAGGAACATTATTATATTATCAGTTAGGAAGCATACATTTTTCAACTAACAATGTAATCTATGCTGTTTTAATTGGTTTAGCATCTAGTTTAGTAAGTCAATTAGGTTACGATAAAGTAAAAGAAGCTATACAAAAATTTATAGTATAGGAGGTCTAAAATGAACAATAAAAAGTATAAGATTTTTGTAGCAATAGTTATAGTTATAATATTATGCTTAGGTGTTTACTTTGGCTTGTCGACAAGAATAACAGAAACAACACAAGGAAATGCAGAAGAAAATAATATACAAACATATAAGATGACTAATGAGGATATAGAAGCATTAAGTACAACAGAAATAACAGAGCAAACAGAAGCAGAAGAAGAAAAAATAGGAAAAGAACAAGAAGTAGAAAACGAAGATTTTGAATTACAAGGACAAATAGCTTATGAAGGCTCTAGTCAATTTCCTAGTGTAAATTTAGGTAGTTATTCAGGTTTAACATATTACTCACAAATTGATGCTAGATGGAAGAATCATATGTATAGTTCTGTAGGAGATAGTTCGCAAACTGTTGGAACTAGTGGATGTGGACCGACGAGTGCTGCAATGATTGTTACAGCTATAAAAGGAACTATAACACCACCTGAAATGGCTGACTTATTCGTAAATAATGGATATAGAAGTGCATCAAATGGTACATATTTATCAGCTTTTAGATGGGTTGCAGATGTCTTTGATATTGGATATCAAGAGACATATAGCTTAGATACAGCAGTAGATTTATTAAAAGATAATAACTATTTAATAGTAAGTTGTGGTAATGGTTTATTTACAACAGGTGGACATTTAATGGTTATTACTGGAATAGATGGAGATACGCTAAGGATATACGATCCATATTTGTATAGTGGCAAATTTGATACTTCTACAAGAAGAGGTAATGTAACAGTTAGTGGAAATACTGTGTATTGTTCTGTAGATAATTTTAGAAGATACGCAAACTATACAAGATTTTTTGCATATAAGCACGATGGAAATGTACAAGAAAATACAGGTAATATAACAACATCTACTTATACTAGATACGTAAAAACAAGCACAGGTGTAGGGGTAAATGTAAGAAGTGGTCCAGGTACAGGATATGGTAAGGTAGGAGCACTAGCAGATGGAACAAGTGTTATAGTGTATGAAACATCTGGAAATTGGTCTAGAATAGGTACAAATAGATGGGTATATTCTGATTATTTAGTATCTACATATACAAATTCAAATGTTTATAATACAATAGGACAAACAAGAAAGATAAAAGCTTGTTATTTATATAGTAAAAGTAATTTATCTGGAACCAAATATACTTACAAAGCAAATACAACAGTAACTATATTAGAGAATATATCTTCTAATGTAGATAAAGTAAGAGTGAACTCAACGGGAAGAATTGCATATATAAATATTTCTAATTATACAAGTTCTAGTTCTACAGCTACAAACAATACTGTAGGGCAGTATAAAAGATTAAAATCAAAAACATATTTATATTCAAAATCAAATTTAACAGGAACTAAATATACATATTTACCGCTAACACAAGTAAAAATTATAAAAAATGTATCAAGTACAGTAGATTATGTCTATGTAGTTAAAACTGGTAGATATGCTTATGTTAAAAATAATGTTTATAAATAAAATTAGAAGAGGTGTAGTGTAATTTAGTTATGCTACACCTCTTTTTTTGTGTGATTAAAAATTTTGTTTACAAATTTAAAATGATGTAGTAAAATAGTATCAGAAATAAACAATAGGTGAATAATATACAAGAAGAAGGCTTTGAAATTTTTACAAAATTAATAAGCTTTTTTTGTATTTATGGGGGGCGATTTTATGAAAGGAGAATATAGTGCAAAAGATATAGCAAAATGGTTTCTATGTGCAGTAGATAGAGATTCTGGGGATAGTATTACACATTTGAAGTTACAAAAATTATTATATTATGCACAAGCTTGGAGTCTAGTATTGTTAGGTAAGCCTATGTTTTATGAAAAAATTCAAGCATGGACGCATGGACCAGTTGTACCAGAAGTTTATGATGAATATTCAAAATACCATTATTCAGAAATACCGCAGCCAGATGAATGTCCTAATTTAAGTAAAGAAACAGAGGATGTTTTAGAACAAGTAATGCAAATTTATGGTATTTATGAAGCGAAGTATTTAGAAAGATTAACACATCAAGAAAAACCTTGGAAAGAAGCCAGAGGAGACTTGCCATTAGAAGCTAGATGTGAGAACACAATTTCATTAGAAACTATGAAAAATTTCTATACAGAAATGCAGGAAGCTTAATGAAGAGAATAAAAGCACAGACTAAATTAAACAATAATGAAAATAAAGATATAAAAATATTAGGGCTAGCAAATAATGGAGAAAATTCAGATGAAAAGCAAGCATATATTGCATTAAAATATTTTGATAAAAATTTTGAATGTTTTAGTGAATGGAGCAAAGATGAATTGGCATGTTTTTCTAATTTTATAGACAAGATTAATAATTTGACATGGAATGACATAAAACGTCATACTGGTTTGAGATATAAAATGATAGATAATGCAAAAGGATTACCAGAAAATTCAATAAAAGAAAAAATTAGCAAAGATATTAGTTTTTATGAATTAAGAGTAAGCCAAAAAGCAAGAGTAGTTGGATTTAGACAAAATGCAGTATTTTTTATATGTTGGTTAGATAGAAACCATAGAATATGTCCAGAATAAAAAAAGGTAATTAGATTAAATTCTAATTACTTTTTTGTTTCGACAAATTTCGCGAGACAAAAGTAAACATAAAATGCTATACTATCAATAAGGAGATGATAGTATGAAAGAACTGTATATTAAATCTCTACAAATGATAAAAAATCTAAATGTAAAAAATAAAAAGGAATACATTAAATTAGTACGAGACTATAGAATTTTAAATTTAGAAAGTTTAAGGTTCATAAGTCAAACCAAAAGTTTTAGAAAAATTAGAAAGTTGGCAAATAATATATAATAAAGAAGAGGCAGTAGATTAATTTCTATTGCCTCTTTTTTGCGTTTCTTCTATATATTTATTTACAAATTCTTTAAGAACACGTGAAGGCAAAGTATTATTTAATTCACAACATTTTCTAAATTCTTCTCTAATTTCTGGTTTTATATCAATACCTAATTTTACTAAATTTTTTTTCATATATTTTTTTTGGTTTGCATATTTATCTTTCATATTTAACCTCCTTGAATTTTAAAATAAAATATATTATAATTAATATGCAGAGAGGATTGCTCCTCTCTTGCCTAGATTAAAGATTGTTTAGCATATCAAACATCGCTTTAACTTCTTTTTTTCTAGTGTTTTGTGCTTTTCTATGTGCTAGATAGGAAAGCACTTTTTTTATTAATTTTTTCATATTATCACCACCTCTCTTCTTGGTATGTATATATTATACAATATACGTACGTATATTGTCAACGCTTTTTTTAATATTTTTTAATTTTTTTGAAAAATATTTAATGTATCAAAATAATAAAGAAAGAACATAGATATGTTATATAAGTAAAATTTGCAAGATATAATTTTAATGCAACGTTTAATGCAACGCCAAAGAAAAGTTGTAAAAAATGAAGTGAAATTGTAAGAAGTGTAAAAGTTTTAAAAGCTGGGAAAGTGCCTAAAATAGCATGCTATAAAAATTTATAAAAAAAGAAGAGAAATTATAAAAAAGTAAAAAACCACCATCGGTACCAAGAATAAAAACTATGTAACGCCTTTAAATAGCTTATTACATAGTTTTTTATTTTACTTTTAATGCAATTTTAATGCAACCCAATATTTTCTTTATCTAAATATGCATTAAATTTGTCGTCTTCTTGTAATTGAAATTTTTCGAAAACAGATGCATAGGTGTCCATTGTTGTTGTTATATTTTTATGGCCTAATTTTTTCTGTAAAACTTTTGCAGACATTCCACTTTCTATACATCGTGTAGCATAAGTATGTCTTAACATATGTGTGTGAATATGTTTAGCGATAGAATACTTTTTATTTAGTCTTTGTAAATAGGAATTTAATTCATTAGGAGATATAAAATTATCTTCTTCGTCATCATAAAATAATAATCCGTATTTGTTATGAGAATCAATTTTAAAGGCATTTGATAGTATAATATGAATAGAACTATTAATTGTTATATTTCTAACAGAATTTTCAGTTTTTGTTTTATTGCCTAATATAACTTTATCATTTTTATTTCTTGTTAAAGTTCTTTGAATATAGATTTTATTATTATTAATATCAATATCTTCTTTTTTTAATGCTAAAACTTCTCCAATTCTCATACCAGTATATAATTGCATTAGAATAATTAAATCATATTTACTATTTAAATCTAAAACATTTATTAAATTTCTTTGTTCTTCTACGGTTAACGCTTCAATTTTTTTATTTTCTTTGTCTGAATTTGGTTTTTTTATAATTTCGCTATTAGTTGGATTGAATATTATATATTTTTCAGACATTGCAATTTTAAAAGCTTTATTCATCATTGAATACATTTTCTTTATAGAGCTATCAGAATAAATAGTAATGGTAGTCAAAAAATGTTTTATATCTTCTGTAGTTATTTTTTGTATATTTTTATTGGCAAAAGCAGAGTCGCATTTTATTATTTGTTTTAAAGTTTCTTGATTTCTCAAAAAACTTCTATCACTAATCTGATTAGTATCATATTTGTAACTTATATAGTTTTCAATTAATTCTTTGAATGTTATATCTTGTTTGTCAATAAAAAGCCCTTTATTAACATCTACAAGAGCTTTATTCATTTTATCTTTTACTTCTTTACGGGTTTTACCATATACAGATTTACGATTCAATTTACCATCCACTTTTCTTCCAGCAGTAAATTGGCCTACCCAACGATTTAATTTTTCAGAATAGAAAATAGAGCCTTCTCCATTACCTCTTTTTGCCATACAAAACATCCTTTCGTTATAGTGATAAAAATTAAATGCTAAAAAATAGCATTTATCTTTTGTTTAAAAGTTATAGATATCCATTTTCTTTATAATAATTATAAGCAAATTCTACAGTATTAGTAGATAAGCTAAAATAATCTGCAATATCATAAACAGTGCTCATTCCGTTTATTAAAAGCCTCTTTAAAATCATTTATCGTAATTAATATTGTATTTTTCCACTTATTAGCTCTATATTCTTTTTGTTCTATTATTAGCTTATCTGTATTAGCATTATACAAAGCATTATGATAATAATGTCCAAGTTCTTCTGCTAAAAGTTCCTTTTCTTCACACGAGGTTTTGATTCGAGAGTAATTTAAACCGAATACAATATTTTTTATCAATCCTACCAATAATTGCCTTATTTTTCATTTTAAAGTTAATTATTGTAATATTTTCTTTATCAGCAATCTCATATAATTTATTTAAATTCATTATAGCCCCCAAAATAAATTAATTATCAGATTTATTTTCTTTGTTACCATATTTGATTTGTTTATAAAACCTTAGAGCATCTGCAATTTCTTCATCACTTAATCCTTCCATTTCTTTATGATAAGCAAATTCAAATTCTTGTTTTATTTGCTCTTCTGAATTGCGTATATCTGTTTTACACATCAAGTAATCCAAAGAACAATTAAAAATATTGCATAATTGAAATTTTACTTCATCGCTAGGAAGATTGGAACCATTCTCATAATTAGCTATACTGCTTTTCCCTTTTACAGATTTTAATTTGTTAGCTAATTCTTCTTGAGTTAAATTAGCTTCAATTCTAAGTTGCTTTATTCTATTTCCTATGTTCTTTTTTAGTTCTTCATTGCTCATTAAAATCCACACTCCGTTCAAAAACTATAAACATTATAACATAATGTTCAGAGAAAGTAAACGAAAATATATTTTTTTGCTTAGAATATCAATAAATGTACAGAAATAAAAAACTTTTTTTAAAAAACATATTGACAAGTTCAAAAACACTGTATATAATCGGTACAGTAAAACTGAACAGGAGGTGCGATGTGGAAAAAGATTATAAAAAATATGTAAAAACAGAAGAACTTAAGAATGAAAGAGAGTTTAGGCATCTTTCTTATAGAGATATGTCTAAATTAATGGGATTTAAAAGTCCTGCAACTTATTATAATATCGAAAATGGATTAGTAGAACCTAAAATTTCGCATATAAACAAAATAAGTAAAATTTTAAAAAAGCCATGTACAAATTTTTTTAATTTTAAAGTTCAGTAAAACTAAACAAATATAAATCAGAAGAGGTGATAAAAAATGCAAGAAAAGAAGTCAATTCTTAATTATGAAAATTTACCAGAAACAATAACACCTTATGATTATGCAGACTGGAGAGGAATAGGAGAGAATAAAGCAAGAGAGATATTTAATAGACCTGACTTTCCTAGAATTAAAGGAACAGGAGTAAAACAGTTAGCGGATAAAAGAATAGTTCTTTTATATGATTTAGGGTTAACTGGAGAAAACTTGCAAACAGTTTTAAAAGAAATAGCAAAACAAATTATATAGAAAGGAGTGAAATAAAATGAGTAAACAAATGAAAAAATATTGCATAATTGGAAAAGCAGTATGTAATTTTACAAGTTATGTAATACCTACAGCAGCAGTTATAGCAGCAGGAGCATTAGTAATAATGAAATTTTTTATAGGATAAGGAGTGAAAATATGAAAGAAGAAAATAAACCAAACGGGTTAAGTTGGTTCGCTTTAGGATTTTCAATAGCTTCTTTAATAGCGATCTTATTTAAATAAAGCAATTATAGAAATAATTGTTGCTATAATAGAAAGCCAATTATTACATAACCAACTTAAAATTAAAGATTTTGTTAAAGTTTTAGCTTTATAAGTACTTTTATATTTGTTATCTCCAAGAGAAATTATATATTGATTTTTACTTAAAGTTTTAATAATTTCTACAGCATCCATAAACTCAAGATTAAAAGTATTTTGCAATTCATCAAACGAAACTTCAGAATGTTTATTAAAAAACTTTATAAATTTATTAAATGACTTATCCATAAAAATAACCTCACTTTCAAGGTTATTATAATACAAAATCTTATATAAAGGAAGTGATAAAAAAGATGGATAGATTAGATAAAATATATATTTGGCATATTGTTACGTTATCAAAAATGAAATTAGAAAAAAGGAGAATAGAGAACAAATGGAAGCAATAATAATATTTTTATTGTTAGTTATTATAGGAATGTTAGTAGCCTATGCAATAGTATCTACAGAGATATATAACGATAAAGTAAATAATTTAGAAGAAGAAATTTACGAAGTAGAACGTGAGTTAAGTGAAAAATCTAATAAATTAAGATTAATAAAGAATGAAGTAGACAACACAGATTTGGCAGAAACAAGTTATTTAGAATTGTATAAAAGTTATAAAAGAATAAAAAAAGTGATTGCTAATGCTGACACATCAACAACCACTATAAATAATTAATTTAAATAAATCAATTTAGATTATTTTAGCATAAATGCTAATGAAATGCAAGAAAAGAGGGACAAATGGATTTATCAAAAGAATTTCATCCTGTGCCTAAACCACCGAAAACAGAAAAAAAAGAACACAAGAAAATAAAGAAGAAAAGCAGCAAACTGGCAAAATTAGAGCGCAAAAGGTACAGCATAATTACATACAATTTAGATATTTGCTATATCTGTCAAGAGCATAAAAAGGATCACTTTGACGAAGTTTTTGGTGGAAGAAACAGACAGACTAGTATGAAGTATGGACTAGTTATACCAATATGTTTTAAATGTCACAGAGAGTTAACGGATAATCCTTTAAAAAAGAAAGCAATTCAAGAAGAAGCAAAACAAAAATTTATAAAAAAATATAGTGAAGAGAAATTTATTAAAGAATTTGGGAGGTAAAAAATGTATATGGAAACAAAAACTAAAATTATTATAGGAAGTATTGTAGGAGTAATTGTAATAGCAATGATCATACTTGTTGCTAGTATAACAACTGTACCAACTGGATATGTAGGAGTAAAAACGAGATTCGGACAAGTACAAGATGATGTGATTCAAGAAGGATTTAATTTAAAGGCACCATTTATAGAAAGCATTGTAAAGATAGACTGTAGAACACAAAAATATGAGATAGCAACAGAAGCGAGTTCAAAAGATTTACAAAAAATAAGCAATTTAAAAGTAGTAGTTAATTATAACGTAGATAAAAACAATGCAAATAATTTATATAAAGAAGTGGGAAAAGATTATCAAACAGTATTAATAGAACCAGCAATATTAGAAAGTATTAAACAAGGAATAAGTCAATATACAGCAGAAGAAACAATAACAAAAAGAAGTGAAGTGGCAGATGTAATTATTAATTTATTAAAAAATAAATTAGAAAATAAAGGTGTAACAGTAACAGCTTTAAATATAACAGATTTAAGTTTTTCAGAAGAATTTGACACAGCAGTAGAACAAAAACAAATAGTAGAGCAAGAAACACAAAAAGCACAATATGAATTAGAAAAAGCAAAAGTAGAAAACGAGAAAAAAATAGAAAACGCTAAGGCAGATGCTGAAGTAATGAGACAACAAAATGAGCAAATTACAGATAATTACTTAAGGTTAAAAGAAATTGAAAACGAACAAAAGGCAATAGAAAAATGGAATGGACAATTACCAACAACTACTTCAGATGCAATTCCTTTTATAAATGTTAATTAGTGTGGACAACGGGGTATGACAACATATGTTATACCTTATTTTTACATAGGAGGAAAAAACAAATGGCACAAAAAAGAATGTTTAATAACTCCGTAGTTGGGAGTGATGAGTTTTTAGAAATGCCAGATAGTTCTCAAAATTTATATTTTCATTTATCTATGCAAGCAGATGATGATGGTTTTGTAGACAAATGGAAATCTATAATGAGAATGACTGGAAAAAAAGAAGATGATTTAAAAATATTAATAGCTAAATCTTTTGTAATTCCCTTTGATACAGGAGTTTTAGTTATAAGGCATTGGAGATTAAATAATTATCTTCAGAAAGATAGATATAAAGAAACAATATATAAAGATGAAAAAGCAAGATTGACAATAGATAAAAGCAATGTATACAACTTGGATACAGAGTGTATACACAGTATAGATAAGAATAGATTAGATAAGATTAGTATAGATAAGAATAGTAAAGAAAAAGAACAAGAAGAAAGCGAAAGTTGTGGCGACGGTTTTCAAAAAGTTTCAAAATTTTACGAAGAAAATATTAATCTACTAACACCTTATACATCAAAAGTTTTAGAAGATTTTACAGATGAATTAGGAGAAGATCTAGTTATTTATGCAATGCAAATTAGCATAGAAAACAATAAAAGAACAATCAGTTATATAAAGGCAATTCTCAATAATTGGTCTAGAGCTAACATAAAAACATTAGCAGAAGCTAAAAATGAAAATCAAAACAAAAACGAAAAGAAAGATAATATTAAAACTGAGGACGTAGAAGTAATAGACACATCGAAGTTGAGCGAAGACGAATATTTAAAACTACTTAGAGGTAAAAGCAATGCAGGATGAAGAAATAGAAAAGGCAATGTTATATTATCTAATTTTCGAAAATTATGAATGTGAGCTCATAGATGCAGATTTTACAACTAGATTAAATAAAAAAATATTTAAAGCAATACAAAGTTTAAAACGAGCAAAAGAAGAAATTACAATGTTAACTGTAAAAAATAAGTTGACAGATGAAAAAAATATATTAAGTTATTTAGCAACATTAAGTGAGAATATATACAGCACAACTGCAGAGAGTGTATATAAAAAGTTAATTCAATTAACTAAAAAAAGACAAATGCAAACACTATTAAATGAGTCAGTAACAAAAATAAAAGATGCTGAAAATATAGATATAGACATAGAAAAAGTAATAAAAGAGTTAAATAAAATTGAAGAAAGAGAAGTTAAAGAAGAAAGTTTAAAAGAGCAGATTATAGATACTTTAGACATGATAGAGAAAAATATGAAAAACAAAAATGATTATAGCTTGTATACAGGAATGCTAGATTTAGATCAATTAACTTGCGGACTACATAATGAAGAGTTAACAATAATTGGCGCTAGACCAGGAATGGGAAAAACAACATTTGCATTACAAATAGCAGACTATATAGCTAAAAAGAAAATACCAGTAATGTTTATAAGTTTAGAAATGTCAGAAGAACAAATTATAACAAAATTAATAGCGAAAGATACAAGAATAAATAGTACAAAAATGAGATTAGGAACATTAACTGACCAAGAAGCAGTAAAAGTATATGAAGCTGGAGCAGAATTAGAAGAAAAATCTTTATATATTACTAGTAATTTAAGAACAATACAGCAAATAGAAGTAGAAGCAAGAAAAATGAAAAACAAGAAAAACATAGGTCTAATAATAATTGACTATATACAGTTAATTAAAAGTTCTCAAAAATTCAATTTAAGAGAGCAAGAAGTAGCAGACATAACAAGGACACTAAAGCTTTTAACATTGGAGTTGAAAATACCAATAATAGGATTATGCCAGCTAAATAGAAATGCAACAAGACAAGAACCAATGCTATCTGATTTAAGAGAATCTGGAGCAATAGAACAAGATGCAGACAATGTTATTTTTATATATCAAGAAGAAGAAACTGATGCAGCAGCGCCAGTTGTAACAATAAAATTAGCAAAACAAAGAGCAGGCTCTACAGGAAAAGTAAACATGATATTCAGAAAAGTATATAGCGAATTTGTAAATATAATCAGGAGGTAGTTATGAAAATTATAAATACAGAAGAACTACTAAAATTAAATGATATTGAGAAGATACAATTTATAAAGCAAATTATATTAGGACAAGCAAAATTTGTAGGAGGAGATGCAAATGAGAAGAAGTAGAGTGAGAGATATAGTTTATAAGATACTAGAAGCAGATACAAGAGCAAGAGAAGATGATAATTATTTAATATATAAAACAGTTAAAGAACTATTTCCAAGACTAGCAGAAACATATTTCAAAACGGCATTGCAAACATTAACAAATGCAGGAATAAGCTTTGAGAGTATAACAAGACATAGAAGAAAGTTTTTAGAAATACATCCAGAATTAAAACCAAAACAAAAAACAAGAATCAGAAAAGAAGAAGAGAAAAACTACGAAAAAGAATATAGCAGACATTTACCAAGATTAGATTAAACGGAGGAAAAAAGTATGGAAGTAAAAAGAGAAGAATTAATAGAGTACAGCTATTATGATGAAGAAGGAAAATTAATAACAATAGTAAACAGAGAAAAGTTAGCTAAATTGTTAGAGGCTGATGAAGTGAGATGGAAAGAATAATTAAGGGGAGGAAGAATAGATGAGTCATTATACAGTAGCTGTAATAACAGATAAATTAAATAAAATAGGAGAGATGCTAGCTCCATATAGTGAGAATATGGAAGTAGAACCATATGTAGATGAAACGAAAGAAGCAATAATTAATAGTGCAAAAGAAAGAAAAGAAAGAGTATTACAAAGAAAAGAAAAAGGAGAAGAACTAGATAAATATGATATAGAATATTTAAATGCAAATACAGATGAAGAATTATATAAATTACAAATATACGAGGATGAAAGTTATGATAAAAATGGAAATCATTTAACTACGTATAATCCAAATTCAAAATGGGATTGGTATGAGATAGGAGGTCGATGGAACAAAATTTTATTAGTTAAAGAAGAAGTTAAAGATATTGAAGAAGGAACACCATCTTGGGGAAATTTAGATAGTATAAATAAAAAAGCACCAGAAGGATTTAAATGGGTTACAGGTGCAAAAATTAAAGATATTGAATTTGAAAAAGCAATAGAATTTAATAATACATATAATAAATCAATTAGATTTTGGGAATTATACGTTGAAGGTCAAGAACCTCAAAATGAAGAAGAAAAAGAAATGATTAAATGGGAAATATATAAAAAAGAATATTATATTGAAAGGTATGAAACAAAAGAAAATTATGCAAAAATAAATAGTATATTTACTACTTGGGCATTATTAGATGAAAAAGGATGGCATGAAAAAGGAGAAATGGGATGGTTTGCAATGGCAAATGATACAAAAGATAGTGAATTATTATTTATAGAAAAATTTACAGAAACAATACAAAAGCCAGAAAATCAAGATAAATATTTAGTTATTGTTGATTGCCACATATAAGAAAAGTGAGGAATTAGGATGGGGATAGAAGAGGATATAAAGAAAGTAAAAGAGCTAAATAATTTATTAAAATTTTTTAAAACGCACGGTTGGATTCCAGATTTATATAGAGAAATAAATACAAATGGAATAATAGACGCAATAGACCACATATTAGCAGAAAGAGAAGCAGATAAAAAGAAAATAGATAAATTACAAGTATTAGAAGATGATTTAAAGGATAAAAGAATAGTATATGTAGATACACCAGAATTTGAAGAAAAGTTTATATCAAAACAAAAAGTAAAAGAAAATATAGAAAAAATTAAAAATAGATTTAATAAAAATTTTTCAAATAAAAAAGATAAAGCATATTTTGGCATAGTAGGAGTTAATCATATTTTAGACATTTTAGAAAAAATTATTGGAGGACAAATAGTATGAATTTAAAATGTAATAAATGTGGAGCAAGTAAAAGAAGTTTATTTGTAGAAATACAAGGAAATAGAAGAGGGTTATACTGTGGCGAATGTGGAAAGTGGCAGAAATGGATAACAAAGCAAGAGCTACAAATAGCAAAATTTCAAGGAATAAAAATAATTAATAAGGAGAAATAAATGGATTACGATATAACATTTTGTAGAAAAAAAGATTGTAAAAATCTAAAATGCCAAAGAAATCAAAAAAACATACCTGAAATAGAATATAAAGCTAGAGAAATCTGGATAGGCAATTTTAAAGAATGTAAATATTGGGAGGACAAGTAATGACAAAAGAAGAGATTAAGTATTGCAAATGGTTGAATATATTAGTATTTATAGAAAATAGTATTGCATTAATTTGCTTTACAACATTAGCAATAGTTTTTAAGCATTGGTGGATAGTATTTTTCGCAATATTATTTATTTCTAACGTTAAATTTAAGAAGGAGAATAAAGATGAGTGAAGATAAAAAAATAGAACAATGTTGTGAATGTAAGAACAAAGAAAATATAGAAGATTTGTTTGTATTTAATAAAAAATATTATTGTAATTATTGCTTAATAACAGCATTAGCAATTAAAGGAGTAATAGGACTAGAACAAACCGAAAAAGGGAGGATAGTTTTATATTAAATGAAAGAAAGATTAAATCAATTAATTAAAGAAATTGAAGATAAAGATAAAGCAAGAGGACTATCAGATAATTATTTATCAGAACATGGATATTTGACAAGAAATGATGTAGGAATAGGAGAATATGCCTATGGAATTATAATGATACCTACAGACTGGGTATTACCTTATTTAAAGGAGTTGAGAGATATATATGACAGAAGATAAAAAGATAGAACAGCTTATAGCAATGGGAGTAAAGTCAATAAATATAAGCAAAGAAAAGTATGATGGTTTAAAAGAAGAAACAAAAAATCTTATAAAACTTAACGATATTATTTTAAATTTTGAGGAGGAAAAATAAATGAGCAATGAAGAATTTATAAAAACAGCAAAACAATTAGTAAGAGAATATGCAATAGAGCATTTAGACAAAACAGATGAGATACCAAATTTTAATGTGTATATAGTATGGAGTTGTAAGACATTACAAAACAGCAAAGCATTATTAAGTACAGATTTAAAAGATGGAATGTATTATGAATTGACTTACAATGGAGATAAAAAAGAAATATATTTTGATGCTTATAAAAAATTCGAAAATAAATGTATAAAAGCAGAATAGTTAAGTAGATGACTAAAAAGAAAGAAGAGGATACATAGAAATAGCAGGAGGTAACAATGAACAAGATAATTATAAATGGCAAAGAAATAGAATGCGATGGAAATAACATACAAGTAATTAATAATAAAGTATATGTTGATGGAAAGATAATATCAGAAGAGGCAAAAAAGAAAAGCAATATATATGTATATGGAGATGTTGAAAATATAGAATGTGAAGGATCAGTTGAATGTGACAATGTTAAAGGTAATATAAAAGCAGGAGGCTCAATAAATTGTGATAATGTTGGCGGAGATATTAGTTGTGGAGGTAGTGTAAATTGTGATGAAATAAGAGGTAATGTAAATGCAGGTGGAAGTATTAATAGATAAATTAAACATAAGACTAACTATATGAAAGTCAAGAAATTTTATGAAAAAAAATAAAAATATTTGAATAATTAGTACATTGAAAATTGCATGACAAATAAGCATTTTTCAAAATGCTTTTAAAAAGGATATGAAAACTATCAACTAAGTTACTTTTTGAAGTTCATAAGTTGAATTCGTTTTTAGCAGATGATAAATTACTCTAATTAACTTTTTCGCAGTATGACTAAGTGCTACAAAATAATGCTTACCTTCAGCAAGTTTTTGATTTTTGTAATCATTAAAATTTTTATCGCGCATACAAACCAATCTTGTTGCAGTAAGCAATGCCCAACGTAGATACTTAGAGCCACGCTTAACCATAACAGAATGAGTAGAAGTAAATTTGCCAGATTGATATGTAGAGGGCTCAAGACCAGCAAATGCTTGTAGTTTAGATGGTGAACCAAAGTTATTGATATCACCAATTTCAGCTAAAATAAAGGCAGAAGTCACATAAGATATTCCAGGAATAGAAAGAATAGGACTATTAAGTTCAACAACTAATCTTTTTAATTCTTTGTCAATATCATCAACTTGAGATTGTAAAAATAAAATAGTTTGAATAACTTGTCTCAACTCGAATGAAATTGAAGGACTATGAGTACCAATTGATTTTTTAGCTAAATCACGAATTTCAATAGCTTTATCTCTAGAATATTTACCACAAGAATGTTTTTTCAATAAATTTGTAAGATGTTTTAAATTACATTCAGAAATGTCTTTTACAGAAGGTAATTCATAAAGGAGATAAAGTACAGAATTTTGAGAAATAGACCAAACTATCTTTTCAAGTTCAGGAAAGACAATAGTAACAAGTCTAGAAAGAGAAACTTTGAATTTAGAACGTTCTTCAACTAAACGAAATCTATGTCTAACTAGTGACTTTAATTCAGAAATATGGTAAGATAAATTAGAGTAGGGCTTTAAGTTGTCTGTGATAAGCATTGTAGCAATAAAACGAGCGTCTAACTTATCTGTTTTAGTCTTTCTAAGGCTTTGACCTTTTCTGAAAAGATTAGTTTGTAGTGGATTAATGACGAACACATTAAATCCTTTTGATGTCAGAAAGTTAAGAATATTATTGCTGTAGTGACCAGTAGCTTCAAGTCCTACTTTAATATTTTCAGAACTTTCATTAAATTGAGAAATAGAATGGAAAAACAAATTAAAACCATCAGAATTGTTTTGAAACGAAAAGTTTTCAATTAAGATTTCTCCATCAGAATTCATTGCAAAGCAATCATGTTTATCCTTTGCAACATCGATACCAACATAAATCATAATGGTTGCTCCTTTAAAATAAATTTAGACAATGTGATCCACAAAATGTTTGCTGAATGTAGCCTCGTTCTAAATAAAACGTCATGCGTTATCTAACTAATTAACAATTTAACAAACATCTGTGGTTGGAGCCTTAAAAAAATCGTCAAGCGATAGGAGAAAACACCAATCCACAGAGTCTATATAGATATTATATAAAATTTTAAAAAATAAAAAAATATATAATGGACTATATGTTCATTATACGAGGAGATAATATGAGAATTAAAATAGGGGAAAGTGAAGGAGAAAGATTAAATATGAATAATGTTAAAGTAATCAATGACAAAGGCTTTGCACAGCCAACGATGTTAATTTCTGTAGAATGTTATACACAAATAATAGAACAAATAGGATACTTAAAAGGAAGAAATATGGAATTAGAAAAACAATTAAATAAAGAACAAGTACTTGAGATGCCAATAGAATGCGACGAAGTACAATATTATAATAATAAGCCTCATAATATGACTAAATTAACAATGAAAAATCTTTTAGAAAGAGAAATAAAAAGATTAGAAGGATTAAAAAAAGATAGTTGTAGAGAAGAAATGTTAAGAATAAATGGAAAAATAGAAGGATTAGAGTATGCAATTAATGAATTATTTGAATTATAAAATTAAGGGAGGAATACAAATGTTTAAGTTAAGAAAAAGATTAAGAGAAATAGATGATATTCAAAATGAATTAAAAAATAAATTATTAACAGAAGAGAAGTTATATAAATTTTATTTAGAAAGAAAAATAGATGAAATAAATGCAAGATTAAAACATAATTTAAGTTATTCTATAGAACACGGTACAGAATCAATAAGAGCAAATGGATACAGATTTTTTGACATAGCATGGACAATTCGTGTAAAGATTAAGTTAAATAACATAGAAATCAAACAGTTTACTTACACACCACTTCCAGACATAACAAAAAAAGATATTTATAAAGCAATATTAAGATACATAAACTCAAAACCTATAAGTTATTTTATAAAACTAGATAAGAAAATAGAAGATCTAGAGAAACACAATACAGAATTAGATAAAAAGAAATTAAACCTAGAAGAAGAATTAAAGAAAATAATATAAAATTGTAGGAGGTACAAAAGATTGGAAATTAAAACCTTAATTAAATTATTAAAAAACTACAAAGAAAACAAAGCTACATTAAACATTAGATTAAAAGAATTAAAAAACAAAAGAATAGAATTAAAGAATCTAGTAGTAGATACTAGTATAAGTGGAATAAATTACGATACAGAAGGAATACATAGTAAAAATACAATATCAGACAAAACAGGAAACAGTATTATTAAAACAGATGATAAAAGAATAAAATTAGAAGAGGATATAGCAAAACTAGAAGAGGAAATAAGGCGATTAAGAAAAGATGTGGAAACAGTAGATGATAGATTAGAGATATTAACATATAAAGAAAAACAATTATTAATTGCAAGATATATTGAAGAATGTAGTTATACAGATATAGGTAACAGAGTATATTATCAGTTGTATAGCGAAACAAGAAGTGAAGATACGATACAAAGAATGATTAATAGAGCATTAAAAAAAGTATCAAAAATATAAAAAATGAAAATGCGGTTATTTTGCGGTTAAATTGCGGTTGTTTTGCACTTGTTTTTTAAAAAATAACAGTTTATAATTTATAATAGCAACAGAAAGTTGTAAGGCATCCTTTTATTATTATTCAAATATAATTACTACATAAAATTGTGACTATATATGTCACAATTTTTTTATATTGCGGGATAGAGCAGCTGGCAGCTCGTTGGTCTCATAAGCCAAAGGTCACAAGTTCGAGTCTTGTTCCTGCAACCATAAGAGTAGACGTTTTATATGTCTACTCTTTTTTTGTACTAGACATTGTGATTCGTTGCAAAATCACCTCCTTTCTTAATGTAAATATTTGACTAAACAAGCTATTTCTAGTGTAGCTTGTTTTTTTATTTTATAAGGAGAATGAAATGAAACTAAAGATTATAATTTTATATTTATTAATAAAGGTAATGAACATATATGAAAGATAAATTGAATTGGAAAGAATGTATGAAACGTAAATGTGAGCAATGCAAACATTATGATAGATGTTTTAAAAAGGAGAGAAAAAAAGATGAGCGTAAAAAAATGATAAAGAAAAAATAAAAGAACTAGCAGAGATTTTTAAATCAATAGCAGATACTTTAAATGAAGCAGTAAAAATTCAAGACAAGTTAGATAATAACGAATTAGATATGTCTGAAGAAGAAGCAAATGAAAAAATAGATGAATTATTAGGAAAGTTTATTATAAAGCTATTAAAAGCACAAGAAAAATTAAAGGATATGTAAATATGATTAAACAGAGAATAATAGAAAACGAAGTTTATACAATAAATATACTCAAAGAGTTAACTAGCGATGACAAAATAGATTTGGAAAAAAGTATTAAAACATTACAAAAATACAAAGACAAAAGCATAATAAGTTCTTCTAAGTTTATTGTAATCAACACGCATAAGACAATGAGCGAAATAAATACAGAACTTATTAATGATAAAATAAGAAAATTATTTAAAGTTTATAAAATAAACGGAAAGGTAATGTATTGTATAGAAGATATAAATACAATCAAAGAAATAGAAAGTTCAGAACTTAATAACATAAATAAAAAAGAACTTATTAGTAAAATAATATTAATAGAAGAATCGGTTAAAGAATTAGAAGAATATTTAACAAAATTAAAAGAAAAAACAGGAGAAAATATAAATGAAAAACATAATATTATATCATAATAATTTATTAAAATTTGGTGGAGTAGATACATTTGTATATAACTTTACTAAAAAATTAAAAAAATATTACAATATAACATTTTTATATAGTATAGCTGATGAAGAAAATCTAAAAAATGTAGAAAAATATGACTCTAATAAGAAATATATTTGTGATATTTGTGTTTGTGCATCTGCATGGGGAGAATATCCAGAAAGTGTAGTAGCCAAAAGTGGAAGATATATTCAAATGGTACATGCAGATTATGTAAGAGCTAAAGAAGTTAATTTTACTTATAATAAATGGCATAAAACTACAGAACATGTTGGAGTATCAGAGCATGTTTGTAAAATTTTTAAAAAATTATATCCAAAAGAAAAAATAACAAGAATATATAATATTTTAGATGAAATACAAGAAACAAAACCAATATTAAAATTAATTAGCGCAACAAGAGTCAGCAAAGAAAAAGGCTATGAAAGAATGCTTAAATTAGCACAAGAATTAAAAAAAGCAGGAATAAAGTTCAGATGGACAATATTTACAGATCTAGAGTTATATAATAAAAAGCCCTTTAATTTAGAAGAAATTGTATACATGAAACCATCTCATAATTTTTTTGATTATATAGTAGAGGCTGATTATGGAGTTCAACTTTCAGATACAGAAGGATATAGCTACTTTATTAATGAGTGTTTAGAATATGGAACTCCAGTATTATGTACGAACTTTCCTAGTGCATATGAAAGTATTGAAGATGAAAAGAATGGATATATATTAGATATGCAATTAAGCAATTTAAATATTAATAAAATAGTTAATAACATTCCAAACAATTTTAACTACAAAGAAAAATGTACAGAGAAGGATTGGATAAATTTTTTAAATAAAAAGATAGAAAGGAAAAAGAAAGATATGTTTAAAGTAATAGCAAAACAAAACTATAATGATAAAATGCCAGAGCTAATTGAAGGAATTATAGATAAAGAAATACAATACAATGCGAATGGAAGTGCAGCAATTAGCGAAGGAGATATTTATATTATAAATGATGCTGATAGAGCAAAACAAATAGAGGAATCTGGTTTAGCAGTAGTAATGGAAATAATAGAAAAGAAAGAAGAAACAAAAGAAAAAGTAGATAATATTAAAGAAATAGAAGAGGTTAAAGAAGAAAAGAAGAAAACAAAAGGAAGAACTAGAAAGAAGATAGAAAAATAAGATGTTATTAAAGTTATGTGCAAGATGCCAAAAGGTAATACAAGCTCCTAATAGATATTGCAGCAATTGTCAAAAGATTGTAGATAAAGAAATAGAAATTAACAAACAAAGAAATATGAGTAGATATAACAAGAACAGAGATAATAAATATAAAACTTTTTACAATAGTAAAGATTGGAAGCTACTTAAGGAAGCATATAAGATTAAACATCCATATTGTGAGATGTGTCAAGAAGAGGCAAAGAAAGAAGGCAAACATACAATACAATTAACAGAAGAGATACATCACAAAGAACCTATACAAACACCAACAGGTTGGCTACGAAGACTAGAGTGGAGTAACTTAATAGCATTATGTCATAAACATCATAATATACAACACAATAGATTTAAGAAGAGGAAAAAGACGTGAAGATATTTAGTGCAATTGTAATTTCAAATGAATATAAAGATAGAATAGATATTCTGTACGAATGCGACAGCAAAAGAAACATACAATGTAAAGGACATAATAGCTGTAAAGAATGTCGCTATACACATGAATTAAAATATGCAAAAGATATATCTCAAGGAAAAACAAGAATAGAATTAGAAGAAGAAATAAAAAGAAAAGATGAAGAGATAGAAGAATACAAGAACACAATTAGAAGAATGATAAACAAAGAAAATATATTTAATTTTAAAACAATGAATGAAATAAGAAAAATATATAATTTAGAACCAATAGATTGAACAATATTAAAGTAAAAGAAAAAATAGAAAGGGTTAGGGGTACATAAAAAAGTTTTAAAGGTTTAAACCTAGAACGGTGCGTCCCTCCTCTTCATACAAAAAACTCCCTAAATTCGATTTTAAGACAGCAAAAATGAAAAGAGGTGTAACTTTATGGCTGGGAGACCAAAAGAACCTATAAATCTAATTCTGGCTAAAGGAAAGAAGCATTTAAGTAAAGCAGAAATTAAAGAAAGAATGGAATCAGAAATAACAACAGACTATATAGATGTAAAACCACCAGAATATCTAAATGAGAAAGAAAAGAAAGAATTTAATAGAATATCTAAAATCTTATTAGATATTGGAATAATAACTGAGCTAGATGAAGATTGTCTAGCTCATTATTTAATTTCAAATACAAGTTACATTAAATATACTAAGAAAATAAGAGATTTAGAAGATGAGTATGCGAAAGCAAAAAGAAAAGACAAAAAGAACCAAATATTGTCTGATATAGATTTATATTTGCAATATCAAGCAAGAGCATTAAAACAATGTAGAGCTTGTGCAAACGATATGGGATTGTCAATATCTTCAAGAGCAAAGTTAGTTATGCCAAAGCCAAAAGAAACACCAAAAGAAAATAAATTTAATAAATTCAAGGTATTGGAATGATTGACAGAGTAACAGAATATGCAAAGAAAACAATAGATGAAAACAAAATGGGAGAATTGCATATTCTAGCATGCAAAAGACATCTTGAAGATTTGAAAAGGCAAGGAACAAAAGATTTTCCATATATTTGGAAACCAGAATATTCTGAGAGAATAATAGAATATGCAGAAACACTAACAATTGGAGAAGGTTTTGAAAAAAGACCAGTTAAACTTGTTGGAGGTCAGATTTTTGATTTTGGTTGTCCATTCGGATGGTTAAAGTTGAATGGTAAAAGAAGATTTAGACGTTCATATAAAAGTATGGCTAGACAAAATGGAAAATCATTTGAAAATGGTATTAAAGGAACATACATAGCAGGTTTTAGCGGTTATAATTATGGGAAATTGTTCACAGTTGCTACAAAGAAAAGACAAGCAAGAATTGCATGGGAAGAAATGAAAAAGTTTATTGAAGCAGATAAAGACTTACAAGAACTTTTTGAAATTAAAGATTACAAATCTTTAATAATTTCGAATGATACAAAGTGTACAATTGAAGCTTTATCAAGAGAAGGTGGATTAGATGAGGGATTTAGAGCAATATTTGCTTCTATAGATGAATACCACCAACATCCAGACGCAAAAACATATAAGGCTATATACAATGGTACAAGAGCATTAGAAGAAACATTAATAAGTATTATTACAACAAGAGGAGACAAACTAAATAGTGCTTGTTTTGAAATGGATCAATACTGTATAAATATATTAAAAGGAATTGTTACAGCAAATGATTTTTTTGTTGATATATATGCATTAGATGAAAAAGATGATATATTTGATCCTAAAAATTTGATAAAAGCAAATCCATTTTTAGCTTCAACACCACAAGGGCTAGAAAACCTAATTACAGATATGCAAACTGCTAGAGACATGGGAGGTAGTGAATTAAGAGATTTTATGACGAAGTCCCTTAATTTATGGGTTCAAAATACAGAAGATAGATTCATAAGTCCTCAAAAATGGAAAAAATGTGAATCTGAATTAGAGCTAAAAGATTTTGTTGGTAAAAAATGCTATGTAGGTCTAGATTTGTCTAGTGGTGGTGATTTAACAACAATAGCTATTGAAATCCCATTAGAAGCTGAAGAGTTCTTTATTTCAACACACTCTTTTATGCCAAGAGGACGAATGGAAGAACATGTAAATACTGATATAGCACCGTATGATTTATGGGAAAGAGAAGGTTTAATAACAGTAACTGGTGGACTAGCAACATTTAAGAATGATTACAAATTTATTGTTAAGTATTTAAAAGATATTATTGAAAAATATGATTTTGAGATACAAGCAATAGGATACGATCCACATAATGCAGATGGATTTTTATCCGACTTAGAAGAATTTGGAGTTCCTCTTTTAGAGATAAAACAATCAGCAAGATTTTTACATGATGGAACTGAAGATATGCAATTGAATATTGAATCCAGAAAAATAAAATATAACAAAAAAGAAGAATTACTAGGATATAGTGTTTCTAATGCAAAAATAGTAAAAAATAGTTTTGGTGAAAAGAAAATAGATAAGGAAAAGAAAGAAATACATAAAAGAATAGATCCAGTCGATGCAATGATAGATGCTCATATTACACAAATGAAATTTAAAGAAGAAGAGACAATAGATTATAACAAAGAAATGGAAGATTACCTAAATAGTATGGGCTGGAATTAGGAGGAAAAGTGAAAATAAAATTTAAAGATAGAATAAAAAAGGCAATAAAAGTATTACGAAATAAGCAAAATCAGGATAGTGCATTACAACAATTGCTTAATTTTCTAGGAATAGATGGAAAAAATGAGAAAGCTTTATCCGAAGTAACATATTTTACTTGTTTGAAATTACTTTGTGAATCTGTTGGTAAAGTACCATTAAAAATATTTCAATATAATTCTGACGGTGGAGTTGTAACAGCAAGAGGACATCCATTATATTTTACAATTCACGATAGACCAAATCCATATATGACCGCAACAACTTTTTGGGGAACGATGGAGAATAATAGAAACCATTTTGGTGATGCTTATGCATGGATAAAAGGTGCAGATAAAAAAATGACATTATGGATTCTTCCTTCTGACGAGGTAGAAATCTGGTATGATGATCAAAAAGTTTTATCTGATATACCTGATATCTACTACATATATTCTCATGGAGGAAAGCTATATAAGTTCTCTTCTGAAGAGATAATACATGTAAAAAGTTCTATGAGTTTTGATGGAATAAAAGGAATAGCAGTAAAAGATCAACTTAAATTAACAATAGATGGAAATGTAAAAGCACAAAAGATGTTAAATCAAATGTATAAAAGTGGTTTTACTGCAAAAGCAGTAGTTCAATACACATCCGATTTGTCTGAACCAAATTTAATCAAATTTAAAAACAAAATAGAAGAATTTGCTGGTAGTGATTTAAATGATGAAGAAGTAAAAAATATTATTCCAATTCCAGTTGGAACAACACTAACACCTTTAAATGTAAAGTTGGCAGATAGCCAATTTGTTGAAGTGAAAAAATATAGTGCTCTACAAATTGCATCTGCATTTGGAATTAAACCAAACCAGATTGGAGACTATGAAAAATCTAGCTATGCAAGTTCTGAATCACAACAGTTAAGTTTTTATAAAGATACATTGCTTTATATTTTAAAACAATATGAAGAGGAACTAAATTACAAACTTCTTTCAAGAGAAGAAATAGATGATGGATTTTATTTCAAATTTAATATAGCAGTTCTGTTAAGAGCAGATCAAAAGACACAGATAGATACATTAAGTCAAGCTGTGTCTAATTTTATTTACACACCAAATGAAGCAAGAGCATATCTAGATAAACCTGCAGTTGCAGGAGGAGATAGACTTCTTGGCAATGGGGCTAGTATTCCTGTTGAATTGGCGGGAACACAATATACAAATAATTCAGAAGGAAAGGGGGAGGAAAAAAATGGATAGAGAAGAGTATGGAGAAAGTACTGAAAAAGTTCTTGAAGAAGGAATAATATGTAAATCTGCAGAAGTAGAAAATCAAGATGTAACAGATGATGAACTTAAAAAAATCAATAAATTTACTCTTGCTCCTCTAAAAGCAGAAGAAGTATTTACATTTAAATTAATATTAGGAGATAACGGTTTAGATGATAGAAATTATGAACCATTTAACTTAAACGCCCTAAAAGATTTAAAGAAACTTTATATTGGGAAAACAATGATAAAAGACCACAAAAGAACAGCAGATAATCAAATAGCTCGAGTTTATGATACAGAATTGCAACAAGATTCAAGTAAACTAACTGAAGCTGGAGAAATTTTCACAAAGTTGATTGCTAAATGCTATATGATTAAAACAGACAAGAATGCAGATTTAATTGCAGAAATTAAGGCAGGAATAAAGAAAGAAGTTTCTACAAGCTGTAGAGCAAAACATGCATACTGTTCAATTTGCGGTGAAGACAATATGAAGCATTATTGTACTCATTATTGGGGACAGGAATATGACACAAAAGATGGCAAAAAGATATGTTATTTTACACTAGATGGAGCAAAAGAAGCTTATGAAGTGTCTTTTGTAGCAGTTCCAGCACAGCCACGAGCAGGAACTACTAAAAATTATGGTGGCAAAGAAAAAAATAAAAATAATGAAGAATCCGAGATTGATTTAAAAATCAAGAATTTGGATTCTTTTTTATTTTTAGAAAAAGAAAAAATGGAGGAATAAAACTATGAATAAAAAAATGAGAGAACTTTTAGCAAAAATTGAAAGCAAACAAGCTTTAGTGAAAGGATATACAGATGGTGAAAATAAAGATTTAGAAAAAGCAAAAGAACTTTTAGATGAAATAGAAAAATTACAAGAAGAATATCAAGTTGAAAAAAGATTATTCGAAAACGAAAAGAAAGTTGCTAAACTAAATGAAGAAGACATAGAAGAAATAGAAAAAAATATAGCTAACAAAAAAGAAGATAATAAAGAAATAAAAGAAGAAAGCTCAATAGAAAAATTTGCAAAAGAAATAAAAAATATTGCAAAAGGATTAGACGAAGGAACTCCAGCAGATGGTGGATATACAGTTCCAGAAGACATTTCTACTTTAGTAGAACAAAGAAGAGAAGCAAAAGCTTCATTAATAGATTTAGTAAGTGTAGAAATTGTTTCTACAAATAAAGGAAGTAGAACTTTTAAGAAAAGAAGCCAACAAACAGGATTTACTAAAGTTGGTGAAGGAGGAAAAATAACAAAATCTTCAACACCTCAATTTGAGAGAATGGATTTTGAAATATCTAAATATGCAGGATATTTACCAATTACAAATGAATTATTAGAAGATACAGATACAAACATTGTTAATACAATTGTTGAATGGCTTGGAGATGAATCTAGAGTAACAAGAAATAAAATAATTCTAGATTTAATTAAAACACAAAGTGAACAAGAATTAAATGGATTAGATGATATTAAGAAAACTTTAAATGTTACATTAGGAAGTGCTTTCAAATCTACATCTGTAATTGTAACTAACGATGATGGCTTACAATATTTAGACACATTAAAAGATAACGAAGGCAATTATATATTACAACCTAATCCAGCTGAACCTATGCAATTAAGATTATGCGCAGGAGCAACTACAGTTCCTGTAAAAGTAATACCTAATGAAGATTTACCAACAAGTTCAAATAAAATTCCAATTATAATTGGAGATTTAAAAGAAGGAATAAGATTCTTTGATAGAAAAAGATTAACACTTAATACATCTAATGTTGCAGCTATTGGAGAATTAAATGCTTTCGAAGAAGATCTAACATTATTTAGAGGTATTGAAAGAGAAGATTGTAAAATAAGAGATAATAAAGCTTTTGTAAATGGATATATTAGTACAACTCCTTCTGTGTAGGAGGGATATAAATGAAACAAGAAGTAGAAAAACTCTTGAAAATTGCTAAAGAATGTTTGAGTATAGTAGATTCATCATCTTTAAAAGATAAAGAAATTACTATGCTTATCGAATCTGCAATATCAGACTTAAAAAGAGTAAATATAGATGTCGATAAAAACATAGAAGATGATTTAATACAAAATACAATAATAATATATGTTAAGGCTCATTTTGGAGATGGAGATATTAATAAAAGAACAGAATATCTAAAACGCTATAAATCTAACTTAAGAGAATTACAGTTTTCTGAAGAATATCAAAAACAAAATAATGAGGAGGTAGATAACAATGCGTGATGTAAGTTGCAAGTTGTTATCTACAACATATAAAAAAGATACAAATGGCATTCAAACTATAGACAAAATAGAAGAGAAAGAAGTACCGATTATAGATGAAGAAGATATATATGCAAATGAATATTATCAAGCAAATCAAAACGGATATAAACCTACTTTGAGATTAGTAATTAGTAGTTTAAATTATAATAATGAACAAGAATTAATTTATATGGATGTAAAATATACGATAATTCGTATTCAAAAGAAAAATCTTGATGAACTTATATTAATATGCGAAAGGAAAATTAATAATGTCTAATTCCATAAAAATAGATAATTTGTCTAAAATAGTTAAAAAATATTTAACAAATTATGTTGAAGATATAGAAGACGGAGTAAAAGAAGCAACAGAAAAATTATCTAAAGAAGCTGTCAAAGAGTTAAAAAAAGAATCTCCAAGACGAAAACCAAGTAAAAAAGGACCAAGAGAAAATCCTTACTGGAAAGGATGGAGCAGAAAGAAATATACGAAGTCAAAGAGAAGATATATAGTAGATATATACAATAAAACAAATTATCAGTTAACTCATTTATTGGAAAATGGACATGCTACCAAAAACGGAGGACATACAAAAGCTCAACCACATATTAAGCCAGTAGAAGAAAAATATAACAAATTATATGAAAAAGAAATAAAAGAAACAATTATAAGGAGTTCTAAAACATGAAGAACCTACAAGAATTAGCAAAAAGATTTGAAGAACAAAAAATACAATATGCTTATGGTAATTTTCAAGAAGAGGTCAATCCTCCACATGCTGTAGCATTGGAAACAGAAACAACTAATTTTTTTGCAGAAAATAAAGTTTATCACAGAGTAGGAAATATTCAATTAGATATAACTATGAATTATATAGATTTAAATTTAATTAATACGATTGAAAACAAAATTTTATATGATGTTTGTTGGAACAAATCAGAAATGACTTATCTGTCAGATGAAAAAATTTGGCAGATAAGTTATTTTTTTGAAATTTAAAAGAGAGGAAGAAAAAGTATGAGTAAAGATGGAAATAGAGTTTACTTTGGATTAAGTAATGTACATGTTGCTAAAATGATTATTGGAGAGGATGGTTCTATAACTTTTGGAACGCCTTTTAAGGTACCAGGTGCAGTAAATTTATCATTGGATGCAGAAGGAGATAGTGAGCCTTTTTATGCAGATAATATAAAATTCTGGGAGAGTTTTGCTAATAATGGATATAGTGGAGATTTGGAAATTGCAAAGCTACCTGAAGAATTTGAAACAGAAATATTAGGGCAAAGAAAAGATGCTAATGGAGCAATAATCGAAAACGTAAATGATAAAATATCTCCATTTGCATTTATGTATCAAGTCGAAGGAGATCAAACAGGAACTAGATTCTGTTATTATAACACAACAGTTTCTAGACCAAGCACAGAAGCAAACACAACAGAAGATACTAAAACACCAAACACAAATACATTATCTATTACAACATCTGCTAGAACAGATACTGGAGATGTAAGAATAAAATTACCTTATTCAGAAGAAAACAAAGAAATTTATGAAAAATTCTTTGAAAAAGTATATGAACCAACAGAGATACCATCAGTATAGTTAAGCTATACTGATTTTTGATTTTGAAAGGAAAATAGCAAAATGAAAAAAGTAAAAATTTGTGATAGAGAGTTTGATATAGATTGCAATGCATTAACTTATATTCAATATAGAAAAAAATTTAATAGAGGGATATTCGAAGATTTTGAAATAATACAAAATTTTATAACTATGCAAACTTTGATGGCAAATCAATTAAAGAAAGAAAATCCAAAAATAACAGAAGTCGAGATAACAACAAAGTTATCTCGATTAATGCTTAAAAGTATTGATAACTATATAGAAGCAGTAACAAGAATTGCCTATATTTGTTGCTACACAGCAAATCCAAAAATTGGCGAATATGAAGATTGGCTTAAATTAATTAAAAGAATCAATACAACAGATGATTGGATTGTCGAGGTAACGGAATTTGCCGTCGATAACTTTTGTGGATGAAGAAGCTATTAAGGAATTAAAAAAATTAGTAAAAAGCGAAGAAGAAATAAATTTAAAATTTCCAGAACACGATTTTTTTGCTACAGCATTAAAAATAGGGATAACTATAGAAGATTTAAAAGAATTGACATATGTAGATATTTTAAAAATTTTTATATCGTTTTTACAAAAAGATAAAGATAAAACAACAAATGGAGTAAGAAAAGCTACGCAAGAAGAAATTAATCAATTAGTTGCAAGAATGTAGGAGGATAATATGGCAGGCAGTATAAAAGGCATTATCGTTGAAATAGGTGGAGATACATCAGGCTTACAAAAAGCAATAAGTAAAGTAAATTCTGCTACATCTAGTTTAACTAAAGAATTAAGAGGAGTAAATTCCTTATTAAAGCTAGATCCAAAAAACACAGAATTATTAAGCCAAAAACAAGAAATATTATCTGAAGCAATAGAAACAACTTCTGAAAAATTATCGCAATTAAAAAAGATACAAGAAGAAGCTAACAAAGATATGAGCAAAGTTTCTCCAGAAAATTATAGAAACCTTCAGAGAGAAATTGCAAGCACAGAAAATAAACTAAAACAACTACAATTACAAGCAAGCAAATGGAACGAAGCAGGGAAAAAGCTAGAAGAGTTTGGAAATAAATTTACTAACATATCAAGTAAAATAGATAATGTAGGAAGTAAATTAACAACATCCTTAACATTACCTATATTGGCAATTGGAACTGCAGCAGTAACTACAGGAAATGACTTTGAAAAACAAATGTCAAGAGTACAAGCTATATCAGGTGCAACTAAAGACGAATTAGAACAATTAACGAATCAAGCTATAGATTTAGGAGCTTCTACTAGTTTCAGTGCATCAGAAGTAGCATCTGGAATGGAAAATTTAGCAAGTGCAGGCTTTACAACATCTGAAATAATGGAAGCAATGCCTGGCTTACTAGATTTAGCAGCATCAAGTGGTGCAGAACTTGCAACAGCATCAGAAATTGCGGCTAGTGCAATTAGAGGATTTGGACTAGAAGCTAATGAATCAGCACATGTAGCAGACGTATTTGCAGAAGCAGCAGCAAGGACAAATGCTCAAACAGAAGACATGGGAGAAGCAATGAAATATGTAGCACCAGTTGCGAAGACAGTTGGACTATCAATTGAAGAAACAGCAGCAGCCATAGGTATTATGTCTGATGCTGGAATAAAAGGAAGTCAAGCAGGTACAACATTAAGAAGTGGATTAGTTAGAATTGTAAAACCAACAAAGCAAGTGAAAGAGGCTATGGAACAATTAAATATAGAATTTTATAATTCTGATGGTACAATGAAATCCTTAACAGAAATAGTGGAAGCATTGCAAAAGAGTACAGCAGGATTAACAGATGAAACAAAAAATCAAGCCCTTGCACAAATATTTGGTACAGAAGCATTATCTGGAATGCTAGCTCTTGTAAATAGAGGTTCTGACGAATTGTCTAATATGACAAAATCTTTTGAAGATGCTGATGGAGCAGCTTCAGAAATGGCTGACACTATGTTAGATAATACTGCAGGAGCATTAGAAAGCTTAAGTGGTTCATTAGAAAGCGCAGGTATTGCAATTCAAAAGGAATTATCTCCATACATTAAAGATTTAGCAAGTTGGATACAAAATTTAGTTGATGAATTTGTAAATTTATCGGACGAGGAAAAGAAAAACGTAATAAAAACAGTTGCTTTAGTTGCAGCAATTGGTCCAGCTGTAAAAATAATAAGTAAATTAGGAAATGGAGTAGGAACGGTTGTAAAATCTATAGGAACTTTTTCACAAGCTGTAGGTGTATTAAAGACAGGTGTTGAATCTACTAATAACAGCGCAAACATGTTAGCGAAAGGAATTGGTGCAATAGCAAGTCCTATGGGAATTGCAGTGGCAGCGATTACTACTGGAGTTGCAGCAATTATATATCAAATAAACAAAGCAGAAGAGGAAACGAAAAATTCTTTATCTAATGTTGGAAGTGGTGCAACAGATTTTGTTACAGGAATTTCTAGTGCAAAATCTCATTTAGATGAATTTAATACAACATTATTTGCTAGTTCAGAGGAGCAAACGAAACTAGAGCAAAATATGCAAGAAGTACAAAATGGAATAACTGAAATATGTAAAACAGCATCAAATGAACGTAGAGATTACACTCAAGAAGAAATAACACAATTAGACGAATATTTTGCTAAATTAAAAGAATTAAAAGATAGAGAACTAGAAATACAAACGAATATTTCTTCGGCTATTACTCAACAAGCTGTGCAAAATGCACAGAGTTTTCAAGGAAATTTAGAAGAATATAAAGTAAATTCGCAAGAATGGATAAAAACAGCTCAAGAACAAGCTTCAAAAGAGATTGGAATAATAAATGAAAGAACTACTCAAGAGATAGCTTTATTACAACAAAGATATGGAGAAAAAGCTACATTAGATAATGAAGCATATGCAAATGAATATAATAGAATTATGCAACAAAAAAATACAGCAATACAAGAAGCAAATGATGAGGTTGCACAAGTAAATGCAGCATATGCAAATGGATATTTACAAAGAGCTCAACAAAATGAAGGATTCTATACAAAACTTCAAGAGTATAACAGTAAGGTAGAAGAGGAAACAAACAGACATAACGGAGCAATAGAAAGTTTTGAAAACAATAAATTACTTACAACATCAAATAAGAACCAAGCAATATCAAATGAAAATTATAGATACAAAGAAAACATGAAAGATATTTGGAAAGATATGTATAAAAACATGTCTGAAGAGCAAGAAAAAGAATTAGGAACTTGGCTAGCAATGGTAGCACAAACTGAAATGTATGGTGGAGAAATAGACGAAGAAACAAGTAATTTAGTAAACCAAATAATTGCTTCTTATGATAGTATGCCAAAAGAAACCCAAGAAGCAATGAAAAACGCAATGGAGCCAATGTTAACAGAAATGCAATCAAAAGAACCAACACTATTTGCAAAAGCACAAGGAATTGCAGATGGAATTTTATCTAGACTAAAAAAATCCTTTGATATACACTCACCTTCTAGAGAAACAAGAAAAATATTTAAGATGGTAATGCTAGGATCTGAAAAAGGTTTAGAAGATGAAGAAAAAAATATTTATAATCAAATAGATAATATGAGTGAAAAAATAAAAAGCAAGTTGGAAAATATAAATGTAAAAAGCAAGTATGCAGAGTTATTTAATGCTATTCAATCAAAACAAGGAAGAATAATAAGTAGAGTAGCCGATGAATCAAAAATGATATTTACCACTCCTCAAATTGTTTTTAATGTACAAGAGTTAGATGAAGCGAAACTTGAACAATGTTTTAATTATATTAATAGAAAATTTGGAAGCAAATATTAAACTTTACAAATAACTTAAAGTTGTATATAATTCCTTCGGAGGGGATTGTATGGAACAAGAAAAGAAATTTTATGAAAAGAAGTGGTTTTGGATAATATTTGTAATCATAATAATTATTGCATTGATTTTTGGACAACAAAAAAATGAAAATTTAGACAACAATATAGTAGAGAATAATTTAACAGATTCAAATAAAACAGAAGAAAAAAAATATCAAGCAACTCAAGATTATGATGGAATATATACTTTTATTTTAGATAGTGACAATGGAGCAGGATATACTTATAATGCAACTGGTGCTATAGAATTTGAAAACGGAGTATGTAAGATAAAATATAATAGATCAAGTCAATTTAATACTTCGACAACACCTATCGAGTATGAAGGAATTTGTGGATATAACGAAACAGACAATGGAGCTTATTATTTTTTAATACGAGATGAACACAATATTGATAGATATGAATACAAAGTAACAAAGAATGAGCAAAATTTAGTGTGCGAACTTAAAAGCGAATATGATTTAGCTGGTTGTACAAATAGTAAATTAGAGTTAAAATATGTAAATGATGTACAAAACGATTTAAATGTAGCTTTTTCAAAAATAGTAAATGAAGAAAAAAAGAATAAAGAAGAACAAGAAAGAATAGCAAAAGAACAAGAAGAAAAAGATTTTAAATCTAGTTGTCAAACATACACGTTTGAACAAATGGCAAGGAATCCAGATAACTTCAAAGGAACAAACGTTAAAGTTACTGGAGAAGTAATTCAAGCACTTTATGGCTATGGTAGTGTTAGTTTAAGAGTAAATATTACAAAAGAAGGAAATTATACTACATATTATACAGATACAATATATGTTACATATACTCCAGAAGAAGGCGAAGATAAAATTTTAGAAGATGATATAATAACAATATATGGAACTTCTGACGGAGAATATACTTATACAAGTACAATAGGTGCTTCTGTTACATTACCTTATATAAAAGGAAAATATATAGAAATAAATTAAAAGCATCAAAAAAGCGGCTTACGAGAATAGATTTTAAGCCATTTTATTTTTTTATTAGACTAATTATATGCTTTAAAAATACGATAGAAGAGCAGTTTTAAACTGTTCTTTTTTTATTCTTAACTGGAGGAAAAAATGGTAAGACAATTTAGACTTATAAATGAAAAAGGACAAGAATTTAACTTAATGGATTTATATAATTCCTGTTTTTTATCCGAACCCGATGGATTAGGATATTCTTATAATACTACATATGAACAAGTAGGAAATTCTTTTTTTGAAACTCTTAGAAATGTTCAGCAAGGACAAATAATTGGAACAGCTAATTTTAGCTGCTATGATAATTGTAAGAGCTTTGTAGATTATATAGAAAGTTCTGAAAAATTAAGGTTTGGATACAAAATACCGTATAAAAATCTTCCAATTAAAGAATATTTAAAAGATATAAACATTCAAAGCATTGGCAAAGGACAAATGGACACAGATGGAATATTAAAATGTCCAGTTACATTTGACTGTTTGAGTCTATGGTATGAGGAAAATAAAACTATATATTCTACTTCTGCACAAGCTAACGAAATTAGATGGGACTTTGAATGGGATAGCAAGTTTGTTGATTATAACAATAGAACATTAGAATACATTAACCAAGGTCATGTGCCAGCTCCAGTTTTAATTAAAATTAAGGGTCCAGTTGAAAATCCGACACTGACTCTAAAAGTTGAAGGACAAGTATATCAAGAAGTAGTAGTAAATGTAGATTTAAAAGAATATGAAACGTTTGAATATTGTACACAAGAAAATAATTTCTATATTAGAAAAGAAAATACAGATGGAACTTATACAGACTTATTCGAATTAGACAATATAGATCCTTCAAACAATAATGTTATTAAATTTCCAAAAGGAAAATCTTGTGAACTAATTATGTCGGCAGATAACGAAATATTAAATGCAGAAGTTAGTGTTTATGCATATTACAAGGTGGTTTAGATATGGCAAGAATTGTAACAGTTAAATTTAATAATAAATTGTATAATGCAACATATAACGAAACGACTGATGAATATGAAGTAGAGCTAACTGCACCTGCAACTGGTGGAATATATAACGCACAAATTTCTTGCGTAGATGGAGATACAACAAATACAACAGATATAGATATTAGAGTTTTAAAGCAAGAAAAAATAAAAATAACAACAGACGATACATATATGTATATCTTCGACTATAAAGACTTTAGCGTTAAAGACATTGTTGAATTATCTAATTACGAGATTAATATAGATGAAGAAACAAATGCAAATACTACAGTAAATGTATTAAAGAAAACAACAGCAAAAGCAAATGACATAGTAATGATAAAAGAAAATGAAGAAATAAAATACTGGGGAATTATTCAAGAGATACAAAACGAAAATGGATCTAAACTATATCAATATATTATTAAATATATTACTAATGTGTTTAATCAGAACGTCATTTTGAATCAGAATATATTAACTACAAATGAAATAGAAGAAGGATATTACAGAATACATAGTAAACTAAATTATAATTTCGTATTTGATGTATTAAATGGTTCATTAGAAGCAGGAGCAAATTTACAAGTATATGAAAACAATAACACAAATGCACAAAAATTTAAAATAACTAAAAGAGCAGATGGAACATATAAAATAATTAATGTTGGTTCTGGAATGGTAGCAGATGTACAAGGAGCCGTATTTGAAAATGGTACTAATGTACAGATGTGGGGCGATACAGATAATGTAGCTCAAAAATGGACATTCACAAAAAGAGATAATAATTCTTATTCAATATATTTGGCTAATACTAATTACGTTATTGATTTACAAAATAGTAACACTTCTAATGGTGGGAATATACAAATATGGGAATATGTAGAAAACGGACAGCAACAATTATGGATATTAGAAAAAATTGATGAAGAACTTATAAGATATGAAGGAATAGAGGATTATATAGCAGAACAAATTAATAAGAATTTTGTTAATAATGAAGATATATTAATGAATCGAGATTACTTAGAAATTAGAGTAAAAACACATACTAAATTAGATGTGTCTGTTTCTACAATAGTAGATGTTCAAAACGATATATACAATTTGCATACATTCATGACAAATTGTACTCAAAATTACAATATTACATATAACGTCTTTTTAGAAAATAAAAAGCTAGTAATTGAAATAGAAAATAAAGAAATAAAAAAAGAGTTAATAGATGTAAACGCTCAACCAATTTCTAATTATACAGAAGTTTTTGAAATAGACGTAGTTTCTAAAGTAGTAGTAATAGCAAAAGACGGTAGTAGATATACATTATATCTAAAAACAGATAGAACAACGACAGAAGATATGTTAGATGAAAATAGAGCAGAAGGGAAAACAGAAGTAGTGTATGCAGAAAACGTAGAAGATGCAAAACAAAAAGCTTTAGATACATTCAAAGGAAATGCATATAATCACAATGTTACATTCGATTATTACGATAGAGAAATTAAAGTCGGAACACCGATAACGATTAAGACAAAAGAATCTTTGATTTATGATACATATATTTCTGCAGTTACTAAACAAAAAGGAAGCAAAATGTATAAATATACTTGTGGAAATATAAGAATAAGCTTTATAGATAAACTAAAAAAGGAAAGGAAAAATAAGTAATGTTAAAAGGACATGTTTTTTCGGAGCAGATATTTGGAAATCAAATATTTGCTCTTTTTATTAATACTTTCTTACACGGAAGAAATGGAGTTAGCAATAATTATAAAGAAGGAATGGAAATAACAACAACTGGAAGTAATATACATATCGCTTCTGGGGCTATCTGCATACAAGGAAGATTTTTAGAAGAAGATTCTGGTAGAGATATTGTAACAGATACAGATAGTCAATATTGTTCGTTAGTTTTAGAAATAAATTTAGATGCAGTTAATACATCAGGCAGTTTCTTGCAGGCAGACTATAAAATAATTAAAAATGCTAGCAATTATCCAGTATTAACACAAAATAACATAGTTAAAAATAATGCTGGAACATATCAATATGAATTAGCTAGATTTAGAACTTCTTCAAGTGGTATTACAGATTTTCAAGATAGAAGGACATTTTTAGATTTTGATACGATATGGGACTTTATAGAACAAGAGTGGAATATAAAGTTAACAGAATTGGAAGAATTATTAGCTAAAGTAGAAGATGGTAGTGCTTATTTCTTAAATTCTAGATTAAAAATATTTCATAACCAAGCCGACGATTCTCAAGGAAAAGAGGGAGATATCGGCTTGGTTTATTTTGATTAGGAGGCTTAAATGGCTAGAATAAACGGTTATGTAACACAGCACAATGAAGCTTACGAATACTATATTGAATGGGAAGAATTTAATATAAATCAACAAGCTAATACTTCTTCTGTAAGAGCTACTTCATACATAAGGTGTAAACATACTTCATGGGCAAACAATAAAACACAAAGATTGTGGATTGCAGGAAGAGAGTTTAGTAATACATTAAATATAAGCTTAAGCCCAGGTGCCGTTGTACAACTTGTAAGTGCTACAGTAGATAACATCGGACATAATTGGGACGGAAGCTTAAGTATTGAAATTGCAGCATCTGGAGATTTACCTAGTGGATCTGGTTATGGACCGCTTTGGGGTGAAGCTAAACAAACTGTATGGCTTACACAAATTGCTAGACAAGCAAATTTTGCATCTGTTGACATACAAAATACAACATTAGAACATTTTGATGTTTATTATAATTTAGATAAAACAGTAGATGCAATACAATATAAAGTAAATAATGGAGCTTGGCAAAATATTAATCCTTATTGGGGAAACTGGAATAAAGAAGCAACGTTTGCAGTGCAAGGACTAACTCCTAACACAAATTATTCAATACAATTAAAGGCCACAGTTAATGGAATAGATAGTTATTCTTCTGTATACAACGTAAGAACATTAGATATCGCTAGATTTACCAATCTAAGCGATTTCTTTTTTGGAGATGTTGTTAATATAACAAAGACAAATGAATCAAACTGGTGGAATTATCTTACTATTAAAGTTGGAGAAAATGTAATTGTAGAACGTAGAGCTTTAGAATCAAACAATTTAGTATTTACTTTTACACAAGATGATTTAGACAAGTTGTACAAAGCTTTAACTAGTTTTAATAAAACAACTGTAGAATTTATATTAATAACAAATAATGAGTATCAAGATTGGTCAATCTCAAAAAAAGTACAATGTACATTTAACGGTAATCAATTAACAGCACATTATTATACTCAAGACAAAACAAGTAAAAGAGCAAAAGTAATATATTACATAGCAGATGCAACACCAAAAAAAGCAGTTTTTGTAATTAAAAAAGATGGAAAATGGAGGAAGTGTATTTAATGGAAGAAAGAGATATTTTTTTCGAATCAATAAATATAGAGCCTTCTAAAATTTATACAAACTCTAAATTTAAGTTGAAAATAAAAGTTATAGGAACTTCTAGAATATTAACAGAAGATAATAATGTTTTAAATACAGAAAATAATGAAAAATTAGTTTTAGAATAAAGGAGAAAAATATGGCAGATAAAAAAATAACTGAATTAACTGAAGCTACTCAATTACAAGATAATGACATTTTTCCAATTGTTCAAAATTCCGAAACTAAAAGAATTACAGTAGCGAATGCAAGAGCAAAATTCAAAGGCGATAAAGGTGAAAATGGACAAGATGGACAACAAGGTCCAGCTGGTCCAGCAGGAACAAGTATAAATTGTGTAAAAGTAACAGATGAACAAACCGCAATATCTCAAAGTGCAGCAAATCCTAATAATATTTATTATTGGTAGGTGTTAAAATGGGAACAGTAATAAATGGAACAAAAGTAAATAATTTTTATATAAACGGAAGTAAAGTTAATGGATTTGCCAAAAATGGAGAAATTGTATTTAAACGAGAAGGAGATGCAGTAGCTCCTGTTTACAATTCGCTTGGAATTGTTAGAAACAATAATGCTGGAGAAACTAGAGATACACATTATGCAAAAATTGGAGATAGCGTTCGAGTTCTTATATATTTTTCAGAACAATTAGCAGTTGAGCCTAAAGTAAAAATTGCAAACAAAGAATTTGTTGCTACATATAGGCCTTTAAGTTCCACTAACGGCTTATCTGCATATTATGCAGATTGTGATTTAACAGAATATTTAGGTTTAGATGTAGGCGAAATTCAGCTTGAAGTTTATGGATATGCTGATACTGCAGGAAATGTTGGTGTTAAACTAACAAATGCAGATATAAATAATTCAGCTCATGAATATGTAATATTTGACGATATAGATCCAGACATAACAATAAAAGACGGAGAAAACGAAACTGTCGGAGATGCTACAAACGGCTACAGTAAGATAAGTTTTAAGATTTATGACAATGTTGCTTTGGCTGGATATACAGTAAATGGAGTAAATGGCGGAACTGTTTCACAAAGTCAATGGGGAGATATTAATAATATTACAAAAGAATTTAAAGGCTGTAAAGAAGGTAACAATATTTTAATTTTAAAAGATATGAGTGGAAATGAAGCAAGTATTGAATTTAAATTAATTTAAAGGAGATTAACAATGTTAATTATAGATGAAACTATTTATTTAGAGCGAAGAACAACAGGAATAATAGAGTTAATAATAGATGATTATATACTACAGATTGGAGATACAATAATATTTGCAGTAAAGAAAAATGCTTGTGAAAAAAATGAATTAATAAGAAAAGAAGTACACATAGATAAGCAAGCAAACAATGTAGAAATTAAAATAAATCCAGAAGACACGGAACAACTAGACTACGGCTGTTATTTTTATGGAATAACAATAAAATTAAAAAACGGAGATATATTTCCGATCATAAAAACAAATAAATTTAGTGTGGAAAGGGTGATACCAAATGTGTAACGAAAGATGCTCTTTACATACAACAATTAAATCCAAAGTGAACATAACAGGTAAATTAGGTTATGGAATAGAAAATATTGGTAGTACTACTAATTATAACAATTTAGAGAATAAGCCTAAAATAAATAATATTGAATTAAAAGATAATAAAACTAGTGAACAATTAGGTTTACAAGGGAAAATGGAAAAAATTAAAAATTCTGAAATAGAAGAAATGATTAAAAATTTTATATAGGAGGAAAAATATATGGCGTTTTTAGATAAAGAAGGATTATTGTATTTATGGCAAAAAATTACTAGCCTTTTTGTAAAAAAAGATGGAAATAAAGTATTAAGTGATAAAAACTTTACTAGTGCATATGAAGAAAAATTAAAAAGTTTAAATAATTACACATTGCCAGCAGCGACTTCATCAACTATTGGAGGTGTTAAACCAGGAACTGGTCTAGAAGTAGAGCCAGACGGAACACTAAATGCTACAGGTGGTGGAGAAGCAGATAGTGTAGATTGGGAGAACGTTCAGAATAAACCAACAAATGTATCTCAATTTACAAACGATTCAGGATATCAAACCTCTGGGGACGTACAGCAAGCAATAAATAAAGCTAAAGAAGGATTAGCAACAGAAGAATATGTAAATAATAAAGTGTCAACCGTTTATAGATATAAAGGAACAGTTGCTAACGAAGAGGCATTGCCTGATTCTGCTGAAATAGGTGATACATATAACTTAGAAGATACAGGCATGAATGTTGCATGGAACGGAACAGTGTGGGATCCTTTGGGAATAGATATTGATTTAAGTGGGTATTATTCAAAAGAAGAGCTTAAACCTATTGAAAATTCAGAGATAGACGACATTGTTGCTAGCTAGGAGTTGATAAAATGGCAGAAAATAATTTTTTAGATAAAAGTGGACTAGCGCGTTATGATGAAAAACTAAAACAACGAGTAGTTTTAGCAACCGAAATTCGAGAAATAAAAATAGTTACAGAATATCCAGAAATAGAAGAAACAGGTGTCTTATATTTAAAGGTGGAAGAATAGTGAAAGTTAAAGATATGAAAGTAAATAATAAAGAAATAGAAGAAGCTAAATTAAATAATCGAATTGTTTACAAAAAAAATAAATCTTTGATTCTAGAAAACATTATTTATAATGCTGATTTTAGATTTGGAACAGAAGGCTTTAAGAAATTTGTAAATATGGTTGTACAAGATGAAATTGAAGATGGATACGTTTCATGGATCAAGATGGATATGAGCAACACTAAAACTTCTATGATTGTTCAATTTACAAAAGAACTAATAGAAGGTCATAGTTACTATGGAAGAGTTACTTTTAAAGGTAGCGAAGATGTTTTTTATCAATGGCAACAGCAATTAAATTCGCCGAATTTAACTGATAGTTTTGGACAAAATGGTCCTAACGAAATAACTATAGCACATATTTTTAGAGATATAACAACACAATACAGATTGTTCTACAACATGGTTGCTAGTTTTTCTGATAAAAACGGCAAAGGTTATATGAAAGAGCCTATGCTGGTTGATGTAACTGAATTAGCTAGAACCATGGAAGATCATGAAATCGAAGACTTATTTAATAAAATCGGTTTTTTTGCAGATAAAATAGAATACAAAAAATAAGGAGAAAAAATATGATAGCAAGTCATGTAAGCCTTGGCGCTGTACACACACACACACACACACAC